CAAGAGCATCACGGCGGGCGGTAAGGAGTTGACGGGCCGCGAGTTCATGGGGATCGACGAGGACAGGTTCGTGTTCGGCATGGTGTCCGCGAACAAGGGCATGGTGCCGAATCGGAAGAGCTTCCCGGAGACGTTCCTGGCGTTCGCGATGTTCGCGAAGCATCACCCCGATGCCGTCCTCTACATCCACACCGAGGACCGGGGCGCGATGTCGGGGATCAATCTGCTGGAGCTGGCGGCCGCGTGCGACCTGAAACCGGATCAACTGCGGTTCGTCGACCAGTACGTGTTCCGCAGCGGCGTCGGTAACGATCTCCTCGCAGCAATCTACAGTGCTATCGATTGCCTCCTCATCCCGAGCATGGGTGAGGGGTTCGGCATTCCACAAGTAGAAAGCCAGGCGTGCGGCACGCCAGTGATCTGCACCAACACGACAGCGTCACCGGAGCTGCTCGGTGACGGGTGGCTGGTGGAGGGGCAGCCGTGGTGGGACGCGATGCAGGGCGCGTGGATGGTCACCCCGTCGGTGCCGTCGATCATCGAGGCGATGGAAGCGGCATACGCTCGGGGCCGTGAACGGTCGCAGGTCGCCCAGGACTTCGCGTCCCAGTACGGGGCTGATTTCGTGTTCAATAATTATTGGCTCCCTGCGATGGAGAAGTTGCGATGATCCCGTGCATGATTGTTCCGATCCTTGTCGGCCCTGACATCTTGCGGCGGATGCTTGACACGATCGACTACCCGGTCGCGAAGTTGATCATCATTGATAACGGGGATGCGTTGCGCTACTCGGGGCCTTGGCCGGTCGAGCACGTCCAGTCGACGAAGATAATCAAGATGCCCGCGAACCTTGGGGTCGCAGGGTCGTGGAATCTCGGGATTAAGGCGGCACCGTTCGCCCCCTGGTGGCTCATAACTAACTTTGATGTCGAGTGGCCGTCCGGGTCGCTGCAAGCGTTCGCGGAGCAGGCGAGCGGCGAGGATGTGCTCCTCGCCCAGTCTCCGCAGCCGTATTGTGCGTTCGCGGTCGGTGAGGATGTCGTGCAGCGTGTCGGACTGTTCGACGAGGCGTTCCATCCGGCCTATTTCGAGGACAACGATTACGACCTGCGCTGCGCGATCGAGGGCGTGAAGGTGAAGCGGTCAACGATCCCGGTCATGCATCACAATTCGTCGACGATCGGATACTTCGGCGAGATCAACAACCGCACGTACGCGTCGAACGCGGAGTACATGAACGGGAAGCGGTCGCAGCCGGGGCCGGGAGGCTGGAGTCTGGAACGAAGGAGGGTCAACTCGTGGGACTGATGGCTGAGCAGTACACGGACTTCAAACGTCGGCACGCTGGGTCAACGATCTACGTCGTCGGCTCCGGTGCGACCCTCAACCATCTACCGTCCGGGTTCCTCGACGACAAGATCGTCGTGTGCATCAACCGGGCGGGGGAGGCGCTCGGCCTCGATCAGTTCTACTCCGTCACCCACTACCACCTGGACGCGCACATTCTCGCGGATGCGCGGCCGGATCTTCCGGTGATCGTGCCGATGGTCGAGCAGGGCATCGGCTACCCGGCGAAGACACGACCCGACCAGGCGAATGTGTTCTTCGTCGAGACGAATCCGCAGATGTACTCGTCGTTCGACACGGCGGAGCATTGGCCGACGCATGACGATCACCTCGTGTGCGGGCCGACGTCGCTTCATATGGGGATGCATTTCGCGGCATACCTCGGGGCACGCTTCATTGTTCTCGTCGGCGCGGACTGCGGCACCCTCGACGATCGGGATGCGGTCGAAGGGTACGCGCCAGGTGATCCGAAGCCTCTCGCAGTGTGGGAGGAGCAGCTCCCGAAGGTCGCGAGGAAACTCCGGTCGATGGGTGTCGGCGTTATGAGCCTGAATCCGTTCGTGAATCTCGCCCTCGAAGGGCATCGGTTCCGGGGGCCGACAGTCACGATCAACGGCTGATTTGTTCGGTATGATCACCGAGGAGGCTCAGGATGACGACATACGCGACGCTAGCGCAGGTTAAGGCGGCTCTGCGGATCACCGACACCGTGGACGACACACTGCTGGAGATGGCGCGTACAGCGGCCTCAGGTTTGATCGAGGGATATACGGGGCGGACGTTCACCACGTCGGGGACGGTCACGAGGGTGTTCGCCCCGGCCGACGACTACGTGCTCCAGACTGACGACATCGCTGGGACGGCCGTCACGATCACGTCCTCGACGGGCGCGGATGGCGTGTTCGATGTGACGTGGAAGACGACGGACTACCAGCTGGAGCCGCTGAACGGAGTGTCGAACGGGCAGGCGGTGCCATTCACGCGCATCCGGGCCATTCAGGATTACTTGTGGCCGACGGCCGGCGGTGAGGCGACGGTGCGGGTCCGTGGCGTGTTCGGATTCCCGTCGATCCCGACCGTCATCACCCAGGCGACCGTCCTCCAGTCTTCGCGGATCTTCACCAGATTGCAAAGCCCGCTGGGGATCGCAGGCTTCGGAGAAATGGGGGTTGTCCGAGTGACGCGGGCACTCGACCCCGATGTCGCTGCACTGGTCGAGCCGTACCGGCGGATCGTCGGTGTCGCATGACCGTGACCGTGGGGGCGTTGCGGGCCGGTCTGGCGACGAATCTCGCGACGATCACGGGGCTGCGGGCGAGCGCGTTCCAACCCGACAACCCGACCCCACCGCAGGCGATCATCTTCCCAACGTCGATCACGTTCGACCGGACGTTCAAGCGCGGACTCGACGAGTACGCGTTCACGATCACGTTGATCGCGGGCCGTCAGGACGCACGGAATGGTCAAGCCGTCATGGACGGCTACTGCGCACCGACCGGGACCGGGTCGATCAAGACGGCGATCGAGTCGGATAAGACACTCGGCGGGGCGTGCCAGACGTTACGCGTCACCGAGTTGTCAGCCTACGGATCGACCTCGATTGGGGATACCATCTATCTCACTGCGGATTTCACAGTCATCGTCTACGCATAGAAGGAGAGCACGGAATGCCAAAGTTTGTCGCAACCGACTACAAAGTGAGCATCAACGGGACAGACTTCAGTCAGTCCATTGCTCAGGTGAATCTTGAGATATCATCCGATGACGTCGAGACCACGGCGTTCGGTGGCACCTTCCGCACCCGCATCGGCGGCTTGAAGGATGGCACGCTGCAGCTCGACTTCATGCAGGACTTCGGTTCGGCTTCGGTCGATGCGGTCCTGTTCCCGCTGATCAACTCGCTGGCGACCGTAGTCATGGTTCCGACGTCGGGCACCGTGTCGGCGACGAACCCGTCCTACACGGCGCTGTGTCTCGTCAACCAGTACACGCCGTTCGCGTCCTCGGTGGGCGATCTCGCGACCCTGTCCGTGTCGTGGCCGACGTCCGGCACCGTCACTCGCGGCACCGTTTAGCCGAGGGGATCACCTGCGATGATCAAGCGAATCCCTCTGAAGGTGGAGTATGTGGACGGCACGGTCGAGCGTGCGCTGTGTACCGGCGCGGACTCGATCACGTTCGAGCGGACGTACGACCTGGGCATGGATCAGGTCGGGAAGCGGCTCGAATACGTCTGGTTCTTGGCGTGGGCGGCGTTGACGCGGACGGGGAAGGTCACTCGCACATTCGAGGAGTGGCTCCCTACCGTGGCAGGTGTCGGCGACGATGACGAAGCGGAGGGGCTAACGGAGATCCGCCCTTTGGAGAAGGAAGCACCCATTTTGCCCTCGTCCACCTTGCTTACGAGTTCGGACTTTCTCCTTCAGTGATTCTGGCTGAGTCGGATCGGATGCAGATCACGATGTTGCGTTACCTGCGGTGGCGGCATACCCAGCACGGCGACGGTAGGAGGCGCTCGAAGTGATGAAAGTACGGGTCACGGGTGAGCAGCGGGCTATCGCAGTGCTGAAAGCATTCGATCGCGACAACTTCAAGGTGATCGATAAGGGCTTGAAGGAGGCGGGTGAGGTGCTGCGGGACGAGGTGCGGAGGAAGACCCCGATTTCGTCTCCGCTGTCGGGCTGGGGGAAGTGGACGGCGACGAACGTGAGCCGCAAGACCGGCATCGCGACGACGAGGAATCTGTCATACAACACGACGAAGGTCCGCACCGGGATCAAGGTCAACACGAAGCAGCCGAGGAAGGCGTCGACGGGCGGGAAGTTCGAGGTCGCGGTCGCGACGATGGCGGCGCCCGGTGCGATCTTCGCCCTCACCGGATCGAACGAGAAACGACGGTCCGAGAATTATCGCGGCAAGTCGTTCTACGACAACATGAACAATCGTTTCGGTAAGAAGTATGCCCGCGGGTTGAATGAG